TCCTTCTGCACCGTCTGTTAATTTCCGGCGTCGTTCCCTTCCTGACATTACGTAGAATCTCAGCATTACCACTCTCAACACCCACACAGAGCTGCTTAAATCCAGCCTTAGACATGGCCTCAGCCAGCTCGTAGGTCAACAAGTCCGCCCTAACGTTAGCCTTAAAGGACAAACCTCTACCCATTAAATAAGAGCAGAGATCCAGAATTCTGTGACGAAGGACATTGATCTCATCATCGTGAAAACTAATAGCACCAAAGCCTTCCCGTGAAAGGCTATCCACCTCCTCAACCACGTTATCGACACCACGGACTCTTATATGCCGATCACCATCGTAACGGCAACAAAATGAACACTCATAAGGACAACCACGTTGAGTCATTACAGACGTCATGCTGACGCCCGAGAACCTGCGCCGATAGGAGTGTATTGGAACTAAATCCCTAGCCGGAATGGGATACGAATTGATGTTACTGACAAAGCCATGGAATGTTCTAGGAAGTGCGTCCCGCCCACCAAATCTCATCTGACCACCCAAGACCGACCTAGCAAGTCTCTGGATAACATACTCCCCATCGCCGGTACAAGTGAAGTCAGCACCAAGATCCACACCGTCGGACGGAACAGCCGAAACATGCGGACCCCCCACTACCACTGGAACCCTCGGGTAAATCCCCCTAAGATCCACAATAAGTTTCTTCACAACTACGTAATTAGGAGTCACACACGTGATTCCTATCAAGAATGGATTATGCCCCTTCAGGTCGACAGATTGAAGGTTCATGTCTAGGACTTTAACCTCATAACCGACATCTCTAAGGGCAGTCCCAAGGTATAGCAATCCCAACGGAGGTAAAGCATCCGGCTCCGCGAGGTAGCCCGAAGGCGGATTTACCAACAGAACTTCCACTACGTAGACTCCACATTTACCAGAACCTTCACCATCGGGGTGTCAGTCCTGAGATAATAGTCCCTAAGACAGATCGTGTTGCCACGCATTGAACCCATTACGAACGGCGGAAGGCTAGCACTCACGACGTAGCCGTATTCCGTGTTCGACAACCTGAAGTCCCCAATGTAGATGAGAGCCCCTATGTACCCCCCTTCGGGGTCCAATAGGATCATCACCTGCTGTACCCTATCTGGAAGAATACAGGCTTCTGGCTGCCCAAGCTCACCTTGTAACAGGCTAAAAAGGTTGTAGTTTGTGTTAGCAAGGGGAAGATTTATCCTGAAACCCCGATACATATTACTTACTCCTCCGTTGTGTCCGTAGTTTCCGGTGCCTGTCCGGGAGGACTTTCCCCGAACTGGCCGACGCTCTTCAACTGCAACGATTGCAAATGCAGTCTAAGGTGTGACAAGCAGTTTAAGTATCCCTGCGGATTAGACCGTCTCAAATCAATTCCGTTGATGCTGGACAAGAAGTTCCTCAAGACCGATATGTGAACCTCGTCATCGTCTACTTCAGGCTCAGGCAAGACAGTTGGAACATAGTTCCCAGGCTCAGGCTCAACTGGCCCAGCCTTGCAAAGCTCGTTAATCTCCAGAACTTGCTTAACTCGCTGGTTTTCCCCTGGGAGCTTCAAATCTGTGAGGGCCAGGATGTCGGATAAAATTTGAACGTTCTCAGGCATGTACAAGGCCGTGTTGATGTACGAATTGTTCAGTTCTATTAACCTGAAGATCAAATCCCGCTTCTGCGCCAAACTAACTGGAAAAGCGTCCGATCCTTCAGGCTCAACGCCCCCAATTTTGCCAGTCATCTCACTGCGACGAATCCACACATTGATGTAGGAATCACCATCCTTCTTAACATATCTCTCATCCTCAATTACTGTCCCAGCGTAGAGCCTAACAGCCCCCTCTATGGTTCGCATCCACCAATCCACGACAAAAACCCAAGCAATAGAGAGCCTTTGTAGAGCCATCTGTCTCGACGCAGCATACTCACTATACGTCCTGGATTTTCCTTCAGAAGGCCCCCCATAAATCGAGGGAAAAGACCCGGTTGAAAATTGCGCGTCCTGATCTAAGGCACGTATGAATCCCGGTAACTCGCGTGGAAAAGCCGCTTTAGGCTCCGTAAAGAATCCATCCGCCATAGGCATGTTACCACGCCTCTTTGCTGGGTAGATAAAGCCAGGAGCGGCTTCAAACTTCCCATAAGAATCCCAATCAAGGATGTCCTTGTCAGCAAAAGAAGATGGAACCCCATGCTCTAGTAGATCGACACTAAGATTCACAAACTGATTTCTGAGCTCCTGAATGGGGACCAACGGACGGCACAGTGGATCAGAATGAATGAACGTGGATAGTCCGACCTTGCCGATTGTCCAGCAATCATCAAGACTCTCGTCACGGGATTTGATGTAAACCTTGTCCTTCCCAACAAAGGTCACGAAGCACCCTTTAGGAAAGAGCCGCTCTAGCTCTTTACGCTTCCCGTTATCCAACTCCCTCCAATAGGAACTAGGTCTCAACCAAGCTCTAGTGACGGTAACTAGATTCCTCTGTGCCTCGTCGAGACCACCAGAGTACGAATACTCAGACCTGGAAAACCTTTCAAGACCCGTAACGCCCTCTCCCTCAATTTGATCGGCCTTTTCACTGAACTGACTCTTCACGAAGTCCTTTGGCTGGTCCGTGAATAGTATAAGATATCCACAATCCTCCTGTTTCCGAGCATAGTAAGGCACTTTCACATGGAGACCACCGAAAATGTCTAACTTCGCCCTAGACTTCGGAAGCTCCCTCTCCCCAGTTTGATAAGGAACTAGCTCTGCCTTCTGTGATGGCAGAGATTCCGAAACCGATCCACAAGCACATCCAGGTTCGTTCGAGTCACGAACGATCCCACAGTCTGGACAAGTTAAGGCTGGAATGGATTCCTCACGCACGCCATATTCAGGAACGACCACAGTTCCATATTTCGCGTCCGTGTCTTTATAGCGGTACGAGAACATAATACCGTTAATGTAGGCGTAAAACAACGACTGTATAAACAACATCTTGGCGTTGTTATGCCTGCAAATCAAATCCGCTATCTTCGAATACGTCTTAGCGGTTAGCACGTCAGCCTGATCGTCTGCATCATCCGGGATGAATCTTACCGCTGGAACCTGTGACGAAAGAGCAGCAACGATGGATTCCCCATGAGCCTTAAATATGTCAACGACAAAGTCGTAGAACGGACCAAGCTCCTGAAGTTCGTCCTCACTAAGCTGATTCCTCCACGTCACGTCTAAAGGGGAAACCCAAGTCTCATCTCGTTCAGACCAGAAGAGGTACTGAACTCCGTGCCAGAACTCCTCATTCTTCTTCCAAATACGCATTTGGGACTTACGGATATTGTCATCCTCTCCCTCACAAAGGTTGACAATGTCCCTTAGGGAATTCTGGAGCTCCTCGGACAACTCTTCCGTTTTGTTCACTTCCTTCTCTTACCCTTCGAAGCTAGAGACTTAGAAAATGACCTAGACCTCTTTGATGAAGACTTGGAAGTCGGACCAGACGCGCCAATTCCGCGAACCTCGGGAAGTTTCTTACCCTTCACCTCCTTCAAGTGGCTACGCAAGTCCTCCCTTGAGATGTCAGTCTTCCGGGCCTCACCACGCTTAAGTCGACCATACTCGGCTCCGAAGAACCTTCTTTGTCTCTCTGAGGTTATGGGCGTATGCTTCCTACCCCGTTTGCATGGCATTGATCTCCTCCTCCATTGACTTTATGGCCTGATCTGCCCTCTCCGATCTAGTGGTTGACTCCAACTTGTCCTTCACGTCTTGCCAAGTTCTGTGCGGAGTTCTGACACTAACACTTGGAGTTGAACCTACTCCCTCCCCTGATGGAACAATTCCTGTGTGCTTGAACAGAATGTCCAAAAGTCTTTCTCTTTCCTCATCACGACGTCGCCTTTCATCATTAAGCAGCAAGAAGAGCTGACTACATTGCTCTTGCAAAACGACGAGAATGGCGTGCCGCATGGAATCTGCGGACTCCTGCTGTGCTTCCGGAATTATTGGCCTCGATCTTCGACATCCGAAGATGAAACGTAAGGCTGTCCTTAGTCCTCTGAAAATCTGAGACAACATTGGCGATCTGCTCCCGTCTAGCCTGTTCTGCCACTCCGGTAGTTAAGTAGTGCTGTGCGGCTTTGGCTAAATACCTAAGACCATCGTAAGGATCATCCCCAGGAAACTCGGCCACATCCTCCGGGTTTGCTGCTTTCCCCGAGGTTGACGGCGTGTTGTACACACAAAGCGGTATGGTATTTATCAGTACAGTACAAGTGTTGAAAATCTGAAGTCTTGGAAGACGATCTACGTCCTCTGGAGACTCTGGCGCGAACGATTGTAAGTAAGAATAATACTTGTCGGTTCCACTAAGCCGAAGTATCTTGTCCGCCAAATCTGGGTCAAAGCCTTCCCTTGAGGAGAACTTGGGCGGCCTGGAACGCCACCGTATCATCTCCTGCAACAAGACTTTACCACCCACTCTGTCATTGTCCGCTGCCCTTGGAACGAAACCTGAATGATTCTGGAATTGCTCTGCTATTGTAAACTCATCCCCGCGATTCCACCCGGCACTTGGATCCAATACGACATCTGAAAGAACCTCGTCTTGAGATAGTCTAGCAATGTCAGCCGACCAAGTGGAAATCTTAGTCTTCTTGGCTGCATATTCGCGGTAGACGTACAACCTACCTTGAGGTGAAATAGCTCCCCATCCAGCCCAAGTCATTGCAGAGTATCCCCAGTCAATAGCCAGAATTCTTGGCCACCAATCTGGGATCTCAAACGGCTGTATTACATGCACAGCATTTGAGGGTTCGCTAGGAAGTCGCATTGGCCTCCAGTCCTCAAAGACCTGACCAGAGAACGACCACCAATCTCCAAGAGCTTTAGCAAGGCGTTCCGCCTCGGGAAGCATTTGAAGGCGGTTGACGTACTGTGGGTCATGCTTCATTAGATACGGGTTGTCAGTCGCCTTAGCCGGTATGAAGATACGTGTGAGACCAGTCTTCGTATCTTTTATAATCGTGTAACCACCACGCGCTGGCTCGACAAACCTACCCCTAACAAAACCATGACCAACGTTTCCTGGATTACTAGCGGATCTTACGATTGCAGGTAGCTCTGGGTCCGAAGAGCGGCATCTGGAAGCCATAAGGTACATGTACTGGAACTCCGTGAAAGATGTTAACTCGTCGAACGCCATGTAGCTATATTCCGCCGTGTCGTAGTTCCTAACATCTTTCTCGTGCTCGGCGTAGCCAAACTGAAGAACAGAACCGTACAGTGGCCAAGTCCAACGCTTCTTAGCGTCTAGATACACAGCTCCAGTTGCCGGGTAATACTCATGGGATCTTAGAATGAGCTCGCGTTCTAGCTCCGGGAAGGTTCTCCTGAATATGATGCCCTTAAAGTGCGGGTGTCTGTAGAAGCCGCGCTCAAGTGGAAGCATCAGAAGGACTTCCGACTTGCCACCTCCCGCTTGACCACCAAAGAAACCCTCAAAGACAGAATCCGGTAGTGATA